CCATCTTCGGCTTCAGGACGGCGAGCAACGCCCCCTTAGCCATTACAGCTTTCTTACTCAGGGACTTGCTCACTGTTAGTGCTCCCATAGGGTTAATAGAATCTGCTACAAGGACGTCAGGGCCTGCTCGGCCCTTTTCTACGAGTGCTACGTGGTTGAATCTGAGATTGCGTATGACCCCGTCATAAGGGACGCCCTCATACGTTCCCGGCGTCATGTCCGGGTCGTAGTAGTAGGCGCTGGAGATTTCCTGCTGCGCTCCGGTCTCGATTCCCCGGATAGCCCTATCGGTCCAGATGACAAGCGAGTTGTCGAGATAGGGCGCGTTGAACGCGGCGTCTGTGCCAGTCGACCCGACAATCAGATCGGGGCGGTGGTCCGAGGAATTGACCGGAACGTGTTCGCTCAGAACCGGGATGTTGTTCGCGGTCGACGCAGCCTTAGCGAGTTCGTCCGGATCGCGGAGCAGCATGTAGATGCGCTCGGGCTCGAGGCCCAACTTGTCCCAGTCGGGGATTTCATTGCCGCGGTACGGGCAGACGTTTGCCTTGCTAATGTGCGTCAGCTCGACGTGCATGCGGCCGTCCTGGTCCGTCATGCGCACGCTGGCCTTGTCGAAGGCGAGGCGGTCCATTGCTGGCTTGTCGTCGTCGGCTGTCTGAGTGCCCAGAGCAACCTCGACGGTGCCCTTGACGCCAGGGTGAAGGGGCTGCGGCGGCTCGTCGAGCTTCGCCCACTTGAACGCGGTGTGTTCCTCGCGTTGCAGCTTGGGCGTGAACTTGCGCATGATGTCCATGCGGAACGTGATGAAGTCGACGCCCTCCAGATCCTCGACGCTCGTCATGAGGCGAAGTTCGCCATAGGGGAGGCCGCCGATCTCTTCACGAGTCTCGCGGATCGCCGTTTGCTCGGGCGTTTCGTTATCGTCTGCTTTGCCGCCGGGGAAATCCCATTCGTTCGGATGATTCGACGTCGGGCTACGCAGAAGGAACAGGGCTTCGCCATCAGGCGTCACCATACAGATGCCAGCGCCGCGAATCTTTTCGTCCTTCGCGACAAACTCCTTTCCGACACTCTTGGGGATGCCGAGATTGCTTTTCCCCTCAGCCGCGGCGTACATCGCGCGCTTCTGCTTTTCGGATACGGTCGGCATGGCTATGTGCAGGTAATGCGTACGCCACGCATGGCGACGCGCGATGCGATGAGGGCGGCTCGATCGGCGCCCACGAACGGGAAGATTGCGAAAGCGCAGATTTTCGCTGCGGGCATTGCCCAGCGCGCGAATTTCACGTTGACTCGAATCACGCACTCCATATCAAGTGCCCACTGCGATATTCAGACCCACAACACCGGATAACGTGATCGCTGCGAGGTTGGTGTTGACGCCTATCGTCAAGGCGACGGGCGATCCGGGGAGGACCGCCATCGCTTCGTATTGGACGGCTTCCACCGCGTCATCGCCCATCGCCACGAATACGACACGCTGACCGAGATTGGTCACGATTGCGACTGTAGGCGAACCGGTCGTCGGCAGTTCGACGGATGACGACACATTGGTCGCCTGTAGTTCGACGGCGTCAGTCGGTGCGAAAGATGGGATAGTCATTTCACAAGCTCATGAATGGGGTGATACGGGTGAAATGGAAACCCTGCTTCGGCATTGATGCGGATCACATCCTCAATCGGAGGAAACCCCCGGCGCCACTTATGTTCATCACGCCAACGAGCGGCATCCCGATCCCATTCATCCACCGCCGGATCTTTGGGCTTCTGTTTGAACCAGTTGAGGATTGCCATATCAGTTGTCCAGTCCGGGGATGATGCTTTGCGCTGTGCATCTGCAGTTCGGCAGTTCGCCCGGCCAGATGTATTCGCCGTCGATCAAACATCCCTTCGCGATGTCGTAAATCTTTCCCTTGCCGCCGTCTGCCTGACTGGCTGCAACATGGGACTGGCGCGGATGCTTACCGCCATGCGAGTGGCGCCAATGCGCCTGCGTGATGCCGAGTTCCGCCTGACGCGTGCGGTTGATTACTGCGGTCATCTTGTTGGCTTGGTCGCGCGCGATAAAAGCGGCCCGGCGTTTCGTGACGCCATATCGCTTGGTCAGTTCTTCGGTCAGATCACCGAGGTTGCGGCCTTGGGTCATTGACCGCATGACGAGACCTTCGACGTCGCTCAGATGCTGCTGAGCGATGCTCTTGATCAGCCCGACGTTCTCGCCCACTGCGGCCTGCATGGCATTGTTGACGTCAGCCGTTGTCTTGAACTTGACTGTGAATCCGGCGCTCTTAAGGATTGACTCCAACTGAACGTCCGTTGCTCCGGCCGCCCGGTCGACAAAATACTGGGCGAGTTCGTCGGCGCCCTTGTCGAACGCCTTCATCCAGCGCCGCGACATACGGTGGATCGCCCGGCGCATGGCGTTAGCGGGGCTGCCGTCGCGGAAAGACTCGAATCCGGCGTCCTGTGCTAGGCTAGGCGGTGGGTTTGCCCGGTATTGAGCGGTGATCCAGTAGCTGAGCGACTTGTGAAGCGCGTCCACCCATTTCTGTAGCGCGCGGTTATACGACGCCTCAATACCAGCGTTTGCCCGCACCGGCCGCAGGACAACATCCTTGCCGGTCGGAGAAACGAGCTTTGCCATCAGGAGCCAGAATGAAAGAAGGAATTGCGGTCGACTATGTCGGCTACGACCACGAAGAGCCGCAGCGCGTCGTGGTCTATGTCGGCGAGAACGACGAATACTCGGCGCGCTTTAACCTGTCTGATCTGCTTGATACCGAGCTGGACATGTTCAAGCTGAAAAGCGGCCTGACAGACAGTGCCGGCAAGCCGCGTTTCGATGCGATGGAGTTGGAGCTAACCGAAATGGTCAGGCGAATCAGGGCGATCAAGTACGGCTAGACCGTCTCTTCCTCGCCTTCTTCCTGCTCATTGCCGGTCAGCTTCTCGGCATGAACCTCTAGGCCAACCTCAGGATTCGGCGGCTCAGGCATCAGGCTCAGGTCGAGCCCCGCATAGGGAGAATCAACTTCACCCGCCACGCGACTCCGGCTTTCTTCCGGCGCGATTACTGCGGCGCCGATCAGAACCGCATCCGTATCGGCCTCGACCTTCCGGATATTCGCGCGCTTCTCTTCATCCATCGTGCGCATCGGCTCCCATTCGAAACCAATCTCGGGATCGATTTCGCCGAAGAGCGATAGCTGAACGACGTTCAGGATCTTCGACAGGTGCGGCGTGTAGATCTGCTGATTGGCCGATAGTGTGTCTTGGAAGACCTCAATCTCACCGTCTGACGTGGCGTTCAGGCCGCTCGGCGTAATGCCGGTCAGATAGACCAGAGGCAACCCGGTCGGCGCGCACATCTGCTCCTGGCTTTGCGCCTGAAGCTTGTCCAGACTACCCAGCGGGGCAGAGATGTTGTCGAACTCTTCGTCGCTCTTGCTGATCGCATTGACGCCGTGATTGTCACGGGTCAAATTGAACAGGCTCATCCGGTTGTAGAAGTTAGACAAACCTTCTGCATTGGTGAGTTGCGACATGTCCGTCTTGAGCGTCCACACCGTGAAGGCGTGGATCAGATCAGATACGGACTGACGCGTACGAAGCCAGTTATCGACGTACGGCTTGATCATCTGCGACAGCGACAGGCCCGCAAACGCATACGCCGGCTTGAGGATGTCGGGCACTTCCCGCGTGACGACCGTCAACAGGCGGCTGGAGTGAATCTCCTTGCCCATGACGAACCAACTCGTCGGCTTGTAGAACGTCGTATCCAGCGGGTCGTTGGCGTTGTACCGGTTCGGGTATGACCAGTTCGGATCGATGACCGTCAGGCGCTTGATTGAGCCTAGTCCAATCTTGGCTGGTGACTCGACCAGTTCCGTCTTCAACTCGGCTGTGTCGATCTGGTCCGAGACCATACCGACGTCGATGAAGATCTGCGAGCGACCGAAGAATCCATCCTGCTCAATCGCTTCGCGGAACTTGGCCTGCACATTCAGGCGCTTGAATTCGGCTTCGATCTTCTTGATCTTGTCCGACTTGTCTACTTCGCCCGACGCCTTGATCTTGACCCACTTGCGGGTCATTTCCCGCGCGTAGACCTCAGCGGGCTTACGGAACTCGGGTATCTGCGCCCAGTTGGCAAGCGCAACGAAGCCGGGGAAAGCATAGCCCTGCTCGAATGCCGTATTGATGTTGTCCAACAGACCGAAACTGAGGGCGGAGCTTTCGCTGTAGCCCGCGTCCATCGCGATCTTGGCGCCAGTCCGCTCAGGGGGCAGAACGCCCTTGAGCGGCTCGTAGGGGCGAAACAATTGCTCTTTGTTGACCTTCGTCGCCGGCTTAGCGCGCATCGCCAGCAATGCATCAAACGTCACCTTCATTGCCGCAGACTTCGCCGGCGCGATGGGCGCGACGTGCTGCGCGGCCATCTGGGCTTTTTTGCGTTGTCTGCGGTTCATCGAGTGTGACCCATGCGGGCGAGTTGTTTGAGAGCGTCTTGCGATATCTGCATGGGCTCAAGACCGGGAGCAAATATCATCACGAAGGCATCAGCCAGGTTCGGCGACGCAACCTCACGTTTCGCCAGATCCTTTTTGCTTTCAACCTTGACCTTGCCGTTGTTGTCGTAGTCCCGCTTGGGCGTGGACAACTCGTCAATCAACTGGTCGAGATAGGGAAGGTCGCTCGAGATGCTGATCATCTCGTCGTCGCTGAACTTCTCGCCCTTGCGGATAGCGTTGTAGGTATTGCGGAACCGATCGGCGACCAGCCACCATGTCTGGGCCTTCAGATTCAGGAACATGTCCTTGTTCTTCGTGCCCGTCTGGTATTCGGCGTCGGGCTTGAACACCGCGGCGCCAGCGTTGAACTTCTGATACTGGATGCGACCGTCGACGACTGTGGAGTTCAGTTCGCCGAACTTGGCGCCTGCGCTTGCGCCGACACCAATAGAGTCGTACGTGACCGCCGCGCTGCGCTCCTGAGCGGCCTTCCAGACGCGAGTACAGGACTTGAGTAATTCGTCCTCACCAGCCTTCCAGAGGTCTGCCCACGACACCACAGAGCCATGCGCATACACATTTGCGCACTTGTCCGAGCCAGAATCGGCAATGTCGTAACCGATGCGCTTGCGGCCCGAGGCTTCGAACCCTAGCACCTTGTGTGCATCGATCGCGGCCATGATCCACGAACGCTTGATGATCGAATCGTCGTCGTTGTCCTTTGGGACGCCGAGGTAGATATGCGCGAACTCGTCTTCGTCTTCGTCCCTGGCTGCGGCGATGACATCCAGCATCGTCTGCGACAGGAACGGATTCTCGTCGTAGTTGATGAGCCGGACTAATGTTCCAGGGGGCGGATTGATAACGAAACGACGATATGCGAAATCCGTCGCGAGCCGCGGGTTGAACACAATCCAGACCTGCGAGCCCTGTTTGCGGATCGTCGCCTCAAGGATCTTCCACTGCTCCTCGGTGAGGTTGTGGCCTTCCTCTATCCAGAGGACGTCGATACCTTCCAGCGACTTGATTTCGTCGATCGACCGCCACAAGCCATAAAACAGGAACTCGGCGCCCGTCTTGCGCCCGATGATCTTGTTGTCGAGCACCCGGAACTGGCTGCTCAGCCCGAACCGGTCAATCTGGTTCTTGAGCAGGGTATATACCGACTCCTCAATCTTGTTCTGAAACTGACGGACACAGAGAAAACGTAACTTTGCGTTGCTGGCCAGATATGTCGCGAACCCTGCTGCATCCCATGACTTGGACGATGCACGACCGCCATACAGGACACGGTTCCGTACCGGCTTATCACCGACTATCTTTGCCGCCCAGAAGGCGCGCAGAACCGGATTCAGCGTCGGCGGGCTAGCTTGCTCCATAGAAGTGATCGAGGCTCGTTGGTACGTCTTCGCCCGGGCCACCTTGCTCGACGGTCAGCCCATAAGCTTCGCGTTCAAGCGCCACCAGCGTTTTCAGCGTCTCTGCCAGCTTCTTCATGCTGTCTATGCGACCTGCGCTGGAGATGACCTTCATGTACAGGTCATTGCGCTTGTCATTACCGCGGTCATCCGGCGAACGAAGAATCTCGCCAAGTTGCTCGAACAACTCACGGTTCTCGGTGACCTGCTCAAGTTCGTCCAGCATCGCCATTGCGAGGCGGCGGGACTTGGCAATGTCTTTGCGATGAGCGAGTCGGATGCCCGCGATGACTTCCGCGTTGGCCTCGACAATCGCCCGGTCAGTTACCGCCTGTTCCGTGGTAACCGAGGTGGTAACCGTGCGCGTGGTAACTAGCTGCTCAGCCTTATCCTGTATGCGTTTGCTGAGATCGCGCACCCATCCGTCGCGCTTCGCACGCTTGGCGATAGCCACATGCGACACGCCTTGTGATGCCGCAATCTCCCGCACCGACAACAAGCCGGCCCGGTAGTCGGCTTCAATGCGCTCCCAGTCCGGCGCGGCTTTCTTTGGCTGCGCCATGTTTAACCTTGAGTGATTTGTTTCTTGCGGCTCGCGGGCGCTTGGAGGAATTTACTCAAGCCGCCTCAAACATCTCAGGCGTGACCGTATTGCGAGCCACCTGCCCGTATTTCTCGTGATAGGTGATCGCAGTAGCCGACCGCTCCGAGATCCAGCCACCGCGGGCCGCGTAGGCGTCGCGTGCGGCGATCGTCGGATGCTGGATGACGGTCATTCCCGAATGCTCTTTCTCTTCGATGTGGTGCCGGTGCCCTGTATGGCACACGCGTTTCAGTGTATTGCCCCAGATCTTCGGGAACTGGCTGGCGAAGAGAAGCGGCAGATCGTCGTTCTTCTTCATATGCCCGTGGTGAAACGCCAGCATGGTTTGACCGTGCTGATAGGCGTAGTAGGGCAGCTCAGACTCCACAACCTGAACGCGGGGCTCGTTCTCGTACAAAGCCTTGAACATGGCGCGAAGCCAGATGCTAGATGACATGTCGTGATTGCCTTCCGCCATCAGGACGACAACCGTTTCATGCTTCACCAAGGCGAAGTCGACAATCCGGCGCAGGATGCGAATGGCGGTTCCCACCAGCTTCGAGAAGCGGCCGTCCTGGTCGAGAACGTGCCCATGCATCGGCGTCACCGGCATCAGACCGTTACTGCCGTCCGAATGCAGGAAGTCGCCGAGCTGGTTGATAAATCCAACCTTTGCATTGGGTGCGGCATTGACCATGTGGGCGAAAGCTGCAGTCAGTGTTTGCTCTGCGATCTTCAGATCCCAGTCCGCTCCGCCTTCAAATCGCCACGCGAGGGCGCCCACATGACAGTCCGTCAGTGTGTAGACGTTGCAGAGGGCGGCATCTACTCCAGCAGGCACCGGCGCAGCATGAACGCGCGGCAGCGTTTCCGCCATCGCAGCGCATGCCTCGCGGAAGATTGCCTCCTGCCGATCGTGGTCAATCTGGCTCTTTACCCATTGGCCAGTGAGAACGCCGTCCTTGTTGAAATAGGAGGAGACGCCTTTTGTCAGGAAGCCATCGGGCACGACCCGAGTCATGTGGCACTCTGGCGCATACCCCATCTTTGCTGCTTTCTTCTTCAGCGCGGCGAGGGCATTCCCGATCGTGCCGTGACTCAGGCCCAACTCAGCAGCGGCTTTCCGCTCGGAGCCCAGCCGATCTACGACCTCGAGGAATTCGAGTTGCCTCGGCGTGGCAAACTGGCGAAGGTTTTCGTCTATTGCCACGGCTTCCCCTCAAGAGCTTAGTTTTGGACTGAATTCACCGCATGCGTCCGTCACATGTACGATGGGCCAGCAGCTATCTACGTGCGCGCCCTCCGCATCGAATGACGGGACGGGCGGGTAACGCCGGCAGTGAATCAGATCACCGAACGCTGCGTGCTTGCAGGACTTACAAGTACTCGTCGGCTCCTCGATCACCGCTGCTTTGGCTTTTCGAGGCATGGACGGTACCGGATGTAAAAAAGCCCATGCCTTTCAGCGCGGGCGACTAGCAGGGGAAGCTAGTGGGAATTGGGTGAAGGCTTGACGCTTGGCCCGCATGGCGCAGTGGCTCCCTATCGGGACGCGCGGCCAACTCTGCCTTACCTTCGTGGATGGCGGCTGACCAGAACGGTCGTCAACTCAATTCGGATTTGTGCACAACCCGATTTGATACCCGGAGTTTCACCGGTATGAGCCAGTCGCCATGCATGAAAGCCGTCCGTTGTGCCGCAGGGGTGGACGAAGCCCGGATGTTACGGCGGGTTGAGGGCGATGGCCACATCTCCGCGGCTTTTGCGCTTTACCCTTGCTCTGCTCACCCTCACGACTGGCGGCTCAACCCTATAAGGTGGGCTCGTGCCAGCGACGCGTACTGGCATACGCGGAGCCGCCATGCGTGAAGATGCTCTAGGGCTACCAAATCAGCGATTCCGCCAATTAGTGACGCCCTTGAGATACAAATCGATATCGTTATTCCGATATCGAGAGTGCTTCCGTCGCCCGTTTTCTACAACCAGTCCGACACTGGCTGACGGCGGAAGCAGGGGATCAGCCGAGCGGGCGAATATCGCCTTCATCGCCGATGCCATCCCAGCCTTCAATCAAATCCCATCCTTCAATATGAATCGGCCGCAGGTCCATATCCACCTCAATCAAGTTTGTCCATCGGATCGCAACACACCGCGCGCCCATGAAGCACTGATGCGCACCACCAGCAACGCGGCCCGTAGCTCAAAAATCCCAACCTTCCGCCAGGTCGATCAGTACTTGCGTCGTGCCCATGCTGATCGTCGCGCACATCAGTAGCCATGCTGTCACTGGGTTCATGCGAAATATCCTTGGCCGCGTACATGCCGAAACTCACCGTCATTCACCTGTGCACGCGCGCTGGCGTAGCTCTGCGAGTACTGCGGAACGTCCACCATCTCGCCGTCGATCTCGCGCCGGATCGTTTCCGGCTCATTAACCGTGATCGCCTTCAGCATTGAGCCGTGGCATTCGCGGTCAAGCGTAATCCGGCCGTCGTCGGCCTGAGCGAGGTAGTAGGTGACGGACATTCAGACTCCAGAATTCCTCCCGGTCTCCCGGGTCGAGGTGCGTTGCACACCGGCAGGGTTTCACGCCTCCGATCTGGGCGCGGCGGGTAAATCAAATAATGCTTCTGCTTTCTTGCGGGCCTCACTCCAGCCGTCGCTCGACTTGCGCTTGAGCGTCAAAACAGGCCGCTTCTGCTCTTGCTGGGCTTGCCGTTTCTCGCGCGCCTGCTTGGCCTCAAGGATTGCCATTGGATCGCCGTACATATGCGATTCGAGAGCGGTTGAGCGAGTCATGGGCGGCGGAAATGAAAAAGCCCGCGAGGCTTTCACCTGGCGGGCTATGGATTCTGTGGGCGCTTCTTCAGCACCACGGAAGTCAAGATACACGAATCTTTTGGGGTTTACAACCCCTCTTGCTAAATATTTTCAGATCACGCCACAGAGTAAGGATAGCGAATCCATCGGCCGTCAGCCTTGCCTCGCCAAACGCCGATATCGCGCCCACGGTGATTGTGAGCGCTTAAGCGCGTCTGCCTCCGCCTATGCCGCCTCACGCCTCCTCCGGCAAAGAATGCAGCCAGTCGTAGGCCGCGCGATTCTCGCGATATAGCGCCTTTAGTCGCTCGGTGATTACTGCGCCGAACTCTGGCGTAGGGGCGGCCCCATCCGCCAAGCGAGCGGACCCATCGTCAAGCTGTTTAAGGTAGCTCATGATGCTTGCGCCTTCATCGAGTACCGCACCCATCGCAGCCTGCCTCGGCGTTCGGCCCGGGCCGCTCTTGGAAAATTGCCCGACTCCGCTCATGCCGCCTCCATAACCTTAATCAATCCGCGCCCCACAAACTTTGGATACAGCATCTCCTTCGATTCTTGGTACAAACGGTGAGAATCTTCGGGAGAGATGCGCGAGTTAGAGAACACTGAATACCCAGCACGCTTGTTGCGCATCGAAACTTGTATCGACGCCCTGTGTTCCCAGCCCAAGGTATCGACACAAAGCTCGACTTGCTCCGAATTGTGCTTCCAGATTTTCGCGTCTGCTTGCTCTGAGCGTTCTTGTGCCGTCATGCTGTAGCTGGAGCGATATTCGCGGCAAGTAGGCGCGCAACGGGGAGCACCGAGCGCAGGCTGATACGAGTCCTGCCATCGGTGCCACTCAGTCAGCAAGTGCTCAACTTCGTCACTCTGGTCTTGCGTCATTTCAACCCCGCGGCACGATATATAGTGAAGACACAGAAAACGACACAACTGGTAGCGGTCATTATACCTAAAAACGCGCAGTACTCCTACTGAAAAGCGTTGTCAATCAGCAGGTTGCGATCATTCTTCGAGCCCCGTGGCGCCCATGAATGAGTAGTTGACGCCGCGCTCATCGTCCGTCGCTTTCGCTTCCCACTTCACGGCTGGCGGCACATTCTGAAACTCGGTGCCCGCCGACCTATCCCGATTCCT